TTAATGTTTTTGCGTTGCGGAATTGTTTACTAGACAATATCAAGACGAGGTATGGAATGTTTAATAGTGCTTGGATTATTGGCGGCTATCCAAAACGCTTTGATAGAGAAAAACTTGCAAGTGACATAGGCGCTGAATTGATATTTATGGATATTGCAAAAGAAGAATGTTATCGTCGGTTAGATGCGTGTAGGGATTATCGACAGAGCAATAAAGCTGAATGGAAGCGTTATGTTGATAAGTGGTTTGAGGATTATTCTGTATAATTATTTTTGTAGAATATCCCCCCTTACTTAACTTGCCTTAGACCCTGGGAGACCGTTGGAGTGGAGCTTCCTTTCACACAAACCGAAAAATTTGAAAATCGTTGGAGGTGATTTATAAATTGGTAAACAGTCAGGAATACGAAACAGAATTAAATAAATTAACAGAAATCTTTGCAGAAATTGAAAGTGATAAAAAAGGGCTGATCAATGGTTTAATACATGATGCGGCCTTTTTATATGCCGAAAATAAGCAACTGAGGGAGCTAATAAACGAAACTGGCACAGTACGAGTACACCCGACACAAAAAGAGCTACAAAAGCCCTCACAGGCCGCTCAACAATATTTAAAAAATGTTAATACCTATGCGGTTGTTATTAAAACGCTTAATACTGTGTTGTCTAAAAATTTTATAGAAGACGATGACGAGTTTGATAAATGGGTGTCGGCAAAAAAAGCGGCGTTGGATGAATAATGGCAGATAATAAGCACTCTCATTTGTTGGAGTATTACCAGAAAACACAAAGCGGTGAAATTATCATAGGTGAGGAGCTAAAAACCTGCTTGTCTAGTTTGTTCCAAGACCTAAATGATGGGCGATTCTATTATGATACCTCAGATGCAGATTTGAGAATTGAATTCATTCAGACTTTCTGTCGACATACAAAGAGCCCATTCAACGGACAGCCATTCATATTGGAGTTATGGGAAAAGGCTCTTATTGAAGCCTTTTTTTCATTCCACTGTCAGGATACTGGATTACGTAGATTCAAAAAGCTGATTCTCTTGATTGCACGTAAAAATGGTAAGAGCACACTATGCGCTGCATTGGCTTTGACGGAATTAATGCTTGGGAGCGGCGGCACTGATATCATTTGTAGCTCAAATGACGATGCACAAGCCAGTATCATATTCGATGAAATTAACAATATGCGTGAACAATTTGATAGAACATCAAAGCGCACACATAAGAATCTAAAAGGTATTTTCAATTTACGGAACAAGTCTACAATCAAAAAGCTATCAGAGAAGACACGCAACAAAGAGGGCCGGAACATAGATTTTGCGGTACTGGATGAATCGCACGAAATGAAAGATAACGTTATAGCAAAAAGTATAGAGCAATCACAATCCACGAAAGACGAGCCTGTATTTATTAATATTACGACTGAGGGGTTTTGTAACGACGGTTATCTTGACAAAGAGCTTAAATATTCCCGTGAAGTGCTTAATGGCGAACGTGACGATCCGACACTTTTAGTTTGGTTATATACGCAAGATTCCGAATTAGAAATATATCAGGATAGACAATCATGGAGCAAGTCAAATCCAAGCTTAGGATTGATTAAGAAAATTTCTTATCTTGAGGATCAATTGCGCAAAGCAAAAGCCGATAAAAGCGATAGGGTTTTTATGCTTGCGAAGGACTTCAATGTAAAACAATCAAATTCAGCTGCATGGCTGACGGAAGAAATTATTAACAATCCAGACACGTTTGATATTAATGATTTTAGAGGCTGCATAGCTATTGGCGGCGTTGATTTATCAGAAAGTGTCGATTTGACAGCGGTTAAGGTTCTTTTAATGCATAGAGGCGGCAACAAAAAATATGTATATAGTCACTATTTTATACCAGAGACAAAGCTACAGCAGGGTTCAGAGCAGGACAAAAAAGACTATTTGGAATGGGCGAAGCAGGGATTACTTACTGTTTGTCCAGGAAATGAAAACGATTATAGTCTAGTTACCGCATGGTTTGTTAATCTTGCACGGCAATATGATATTAAGGTATTTAAAATCGGTTTTGATAACTGGAATGCAAGGTATTGGCGTACAGAAATGGAGGATTACGGCTTTGACATGGAAGCTATTAGACAAAATTTTGAAAATCTATCAAATCCGATGAAGCTTGTCGAGGCTGATTTGAGAAGTAATCTTATTGTGTATAACAACAATCCGATTGATAGGTGGTGTTTAGAAAACACATCAATGAAAATCAACAACTTGGGCATGATTATGCCTGTAAAGGTAAACGACAAGCGGAATCGGAGAATTGACGGGGCTGTCGCTTTAATTATAGCCTACTCAATATATAGCCGATACCGGACAGAGTATCTTGACTATGTAAATTCCGCTTGATAAGTGAGGTGATCAATAACAAATGGCATTACCAAGTATTTTTAGTAATGTAAAAAATAAAAAGAAAGAAAAGCAAACGACTTTAATGTTGGGCGGTTATGTGCCAGTGTTGAGTAATTTCGGTACTAACATATATGCAAGTGATATTGTTCAAAGCTCAATACGCTGTATTGCAACGGAGATATCGAAGCTTACGCCAAAACATATTAGAGTTGATAGCGGAACAGGAATGCAGACAGTTGTTAACGGCAGCATTAACCGGCTGTTTAAGTATGGGCCTAACCAGCTATCAACTACTAAGGATTATTTAGAAAAGATTATTTGGTTACTGCAATTAACAAATAATGCTTTTATATATCCGACATACGTAAATACGGGAGATACACGAACATATACGGGGCTTTATCCACTTAATCCACGCATTGTGGAATTTTTACAAGACGAAACAGACGCTTTGTTTGTAAAAATGACTTTTGGAAACGGGCAAGATTATACGCTTCCCTATTCTGACGTGATTCACATACGGAAAGATTATTCGTTAAGTGATATCTTAGGGGGCGACGAAAACGGCCAGCCTAATAATAAGTCATTATTGAAATTGTTGGAAACAGATAACACGCTCATAGAGGGTTTAGGAAATGCTATTAATACAAGCTTAACAGTTAGAGGTATTTTGAAAAATAATAGCCTCCTAAGTGACGAGAAGTTAGAACAAGAGCGACAGAAATTTATTGAAGCTATTAAGAATAACCAGAGCGGCATTTTGAGTATGGATATGAAGGGCGAATACGTTCCACTTGATGTCGACCCTAAATTGATTGATAAGGACACAATGGCGTTTATACAGTCCAGAATAATTAATCACTTTGGCGTATCCCTGCCAATACTCTCAGGTGATTTTACAGAGGAACAATATCAAGCTTTTTACGAGAAAACACTTGAATCAATAATTATAGCGTTAGGCCAGGCACACACGAAAATCTTATTCACCGAAAGAGAAATTGACTTCGGGAACGAGATTATTTTTTATCCTCAAAAATTGCTGTTCACTAATACTACCAATAAGATTGCTGTCGCTGACATTTTAGGCAATCGTGGAGCTTTAACAAACAACCAATTACTAGAGTTATTCGGTTACCCGCCGTATGAGGGCGGCGACGTAAGAAATAAAAGCTTGAACTTTGTTGATAGTGAAATAGCAAACCAATACCAGTTAGGAGTTGATAACAATGGGCAACAAAGCCAGATTACCAGCGGAATCACTAATTAAACGCAGTTTTACTGTTAGCGATTTTGCTACTAATGACGATAATAACGGACATATTGAAGGACACGCCGCAGTATTTGAGCAAAAGGCAAATATAGGCGGCTATTTTTATGAAGTTATTGAGCGCGGGGCGTTTGATAATTGTGATTTTACGGACGTACCATTTTTGATAAATCATGATGAAAGTAGGATTCCGATAGCACGGAGCCGCCGAAACAACGGCAGCAGCACAATGACTATAAAGGTTGATGATATTGGTTTATATATATCAGCTGATTTAGATTTAGAAAACAATCCAGAAGCTAGGAGCCTACACAGCGCAGTAAAAAGGGGCGATATTGACGGAATGTCTTTTTGCTTCGCTATTCGGGACGAGGAATGGACAGATCAAAATACA